AATTTTATCCCCGTTGCTTATCCCCATGACGGCAATAGACGAGATTCTATGGGTAATCCCGGCTTGGCTGACCAGTATCGTAACTTAGGTTGTAACTTTCTACTACAACACTTTACCAATCCTCCTGCATTGGGCAACGATAAAGGCTCTAACTCTATTGAGGAAGGCTTAATGGCGATGCTCCAATCTGTAGAGGCTGATAAATTCAAGGTATTCTCCACTCTGTCTGACTGGTTTGAGGAGTTCAGGATGTATCATAGAAAAGATAATAAGGTGGTTCCTCTACGGGATGACCTCATGAGCGCGACAAGGTACGCATTCCAGTCCCAGAGATTTGCCGTTGCTGGCGAAGACCCTTCTTGGACTGAGGATATAACATATAGGAATTACGGGATTGTTTAATGGCTCACGATAAAATTACCGAAGAAGAACTAGTCACAAGGATTCGTGGAGAAATCACGACGTCCCTGGGGTATATGGGGGATACAATATCCCACCAAAGAGAACAGGCTATGCAGTATTACTATGGCCTTCCCTTTGGAAATGAGGTTGAAGGACGATCTCAGTTTGTAGATACGACTGTAGCCGACACAATAGAATGGATTAAGCCCTCCTTGATGCGAGTCTTTGCCTCCGGGGATGAGATGGTAAAATTTAATCCAGTCGGGCCGGAAGATGTAGAAATGGCTAGTCAAGCCACGGATTATGTTAATTATGTTTTCACCCGTGATAACCCAGGATGGGAGATTCTCTACTCCTGGTTTACTGATGCCCTACTGAGCAAGAACGGTATAGTTAAGGTATGGTGGAATGAGACTAGCGAGTCTGAAAGAGAGGAGTATAGTGGCCTTACTGAGATTGAGTTTGAGGCTTTAATCTCTCAGGAAGATGTGGAAGTTATAGAGCATACCAGTATTGATAATAATTTAACTGAAAATATAGAGGAGATTGCTTTTCCAGTTGTAGAGACTACTCATGATGTGGTAATTTCTCGAACAACTTTGAATGGTAAGGTATCTATTGAAAATGTTCCTCCTTCAGAATTTCTAATAGCTAGGGAGTCAAAGGATATACAGGACTCTAGGTTTGTATGTCATAGAGTTCTAAAGACTTTATCGGAACTAAGGGAGATGTTTCCTGATGAAGACCTGGTTCCTGGTGAGTTAGGTGGAGGCGATGACGATATGATGGCCTTCTCCGGGGAGCGGCTGGAACGGTATATGTATGATAAATCAGCCAAATACTGGGAAGGATGGGGAGATTCTGGTACTGATAATGAGGAAGCCTTACGTACTTACTGGTTACATGAAAGTTATCTAAAGACAGATTGGGATGGTGACGGCATTACTGAGCTTAGGAAAGTATGTACTGTCGGCAGCAAAGTATTGGAAAATGAAGCTGTGGACTTTATCCCCTTTGTCTCCATAACGCCGGTTAAAATTCCACACAAGTTCTTTGGACTGTCAGTTGCTGATCTAGTCATGGACCTTCAGTTGATTAAGAGTACCATGATGAGGACTCTTTTAGACAACGCTTATAACCAGAACTATGGAAGATATGCCGTATTAGAGGGGCAGGCGAATCTCGATGATCTACTCACCCAACGCCCTGGTGGAGTAGTTAGAGTTAAATCTCCGAACGCCGTAATGCCCCTCCCTACACCTGCTTTGGAACCTTATTCGTTCCAAATGCTTGAGTACATTGATGGTATAAGGGAATCTAGGGCTGGCGTGAGCAAGTACTCGCAAGGATTAAACGATAATGCCCTTACTTCTCATACTACTGCTACTGCTGTTAATTCTGTAATGACTGCTGCCCAATCGAGGGTAGAGCTTATTGCTAGAAACTTTGCGGAGACAGGCGTAAAGGACTTGATGAAAACGATCTATATGCTGCTCCAAAAGAACCAGGATAAGGAAAGGGTCATAGGTTTGCGTAATAAGTGGATTCCAATTAGGCCGGATGCTTGGAAAGATTCCTTTGATTGCACTGTATCTGTTGCCCTTGGTAACGGAAATAAAGATCAGCAGATGTCGCATCTTGTAACGATGCTTCAGTTTGCTGGGGATGCAATGAAGGGCGGCTTGAGTATTGTAAATCAAAAGAATATGTACAACATGGGGGCAGCCTTAATAAAGAACATGGGCTTTCAGAATGTTAGTGACTTCCTCACTGATCCAGATAGCGTTCCTCCACAGCCTGATCCTGAACAGCAGATGAAGGAAATGGAAATGCAACTCAAGCACAAAGAACTTGAGATAAAGGCAGCCGACATACAAGTTAAGCAAATGAAGATTCAACAGGTTGCTACGGCAGATGCGGTAGATGCACAACTAAAGGTAGAAGAACTAAATCTTGAACGGCAGCAGAATAGGGCCGTGGCGATAGGAGAAACGTAATGGCTAGATTAAAAACTCAGGTGGCGACCGCTATGCGAAATTGGGCCTCGCAGGGGAGTAAAGACTCCTTAGATAAGGAGATAAAACGATTTGATGTTGCGGCCCAAACGCCCGCAGAACGAAAGAAACGTCGCACAAGACGGTTTCATATGCTTGGAAATAAGCCTTCATGAAGCGAAAGATTTATGTCCCTAATAGGCGAGCAGCTATAAGCGGCTCTGGTAATCGTAGTGGGACAACCGGAAGTGGGCAGGGGAAGTGGTGGAATCCGCCCAAGGCATCAGCAGTTAAAGGTTTAGATGAAATCACAAAAGACCTTGAGAAAGAGGCCGAACCAACCAAAAGAAAACGCGCTCCTTGGACAAGGATGAAAGGATTGGGACTAATCGGCGGAGGCGGAAAGAAATAAGTAATGGATCAGGAACAGCGGGAACGTCGAGCCCAATCATTAATAGACGACGAGTTGTTGAACGAAGCATTTGATTTACTAAAAGAAGATTTAATGAATCGCTGGAGTAATAGCGGTTCTACAGATTTGGAGGCCAGGGAATCTATCTGGCTTGCAATGCGACTGCTTGATAGGATTCGTGGTCATCTAACGTCCATAGTTGAAACTGGACAAATGAACAAGATTCTTGACAAGCAACACCCATATATCTGACAAGAGGAATTTAATTATGGCGGATACGCAAACTGCCCCGCAAGCACCGGCTGGATTACAGCCAATATCCGCGCTAGGTGGAAGTGTCACTGAAGCGCAAGAAGCATTACTCAGTCTACTGGAACCTGAAGAGGAAACACCAGAAACCGAGGAAGCTCAACCTACCGAAGAAGAAGAGTCTCAACCTGTAGAGGAAGATGAATCATTTGAGGAGGATACCGAGGAGGAAGAAGAATCCGTAGAGGAGGAAGAAGAATCTGAGGAAGCCGATGAGGAAAGTGAAGGGACACTTTATGCTGTTACCGTAAATGGTGAAGAGCAACAAGTTACTCTCGATGAACTTATGAGCGGTTATAGCCGCCAATCGGATTATACTCGTAAGACGCAAGATGTAGCCAAAGAGCGAAAGCAAATGGGAGAATTGCAAGCGCAATACGCTTCCGAAATGCACCAAGCTAGGGCAGAGCGTCAGCAGTACCTTGAGTCGTTGAATCAGATTATTGCTAACACTGCATCCAACCTTGATAGGTTTGTAAACATCGACTGGGAATCAATAAAAGAAAATGATCCCATAGAGTACGTGACCAAAAGGGAGGAGTATAGAGAAGCGCAGGAAAAGGTCCAAGCAATGCAACAGGAGCAATACGTAGCTCAACAAAGGCAACTTGAAGATCATAATAAAATGCGTAGCACGGCTCTTAATACAGAGAATAAAAAATTAGCAGAAGTTCTACCTGAGTGGAGTGACCCTGATAGCCAGAAGAAACTTGTTTCTACTATCCGGAATTACGCTACAGAACAGGGTTTCTCTGAGCAAGAGCTAAATTCTTTAGTGGATCATAGGTCTTTGATTGTTCTTATGAAGGCTCAAAAATATGATGCCATGCAAAAAGTAGACGTAAGGTCTAAAAAATTAAAGAACAAACCTCACGTTATTCGATCTGGAAAAGGGATAACCAGGAGTTCTAGCGATAAAAGTAAACGTACTGCACAAATGAAGCGTCTTCAAGGGTCTGGTCGTATCGATGATGCGTCTATGCTCCTAGAGGATTTTATAGACATTTAACTAAGGAGGAAATGCCATGGCAGTTCCCGCAAATACTAGGCAAACCTATGGTGCTATAGGCATCAGGGAAGACCTAAGTAACATTATATACAACATCAGCCCGATGGA